TAATGCTCAGGGGCAAAGCCTTTGTCTAATACGTCTGCAATCACATTATGTAGCAACGTGCCTACATCGGCATATTTACTGGAAGGGCGTGGTGGCATCTTGTCGCAGAGCGCCACAGAGCCAGGGCATGAGATAACACGTTTGGCGGTTGAACCGCCGACTACGGATGAATGTTTCATTTACTGTCCTTTAGATTACCTATTGAGATTGCAGTATAGCAATTAAAAATAAATGTTGTCAATATATTTTTTATTGTGTTATTATTTAAATCATCAACGGGAGATAAGAATGAAAGACAAAATAATTTTACAGCTTTGCGCCGACACTGGGTCTGACACAATGCCGTATAGAAAGAATGGTTACACTGTTATATTAGTAGGTAGCGCCATAGGCGTAGAGAACTATCATCCGCCTAAGAATGTATACGGAATTATTGCCAACCCTGTATGCACTGAGTTTAGTGTAGCGACTGGCTTTCACAAACAAGGCGATCACGATAAAGGTTTGTTCTTAGTAAAAGAGTGCCAACGTATTATTGCTGAAGCTAACCCTGTGTTTTGGGCGATAGAAAACCCTGCAAGCGGGCGCCTTAAGCAATACTTAGGTGATCCTACTATGACGTATGAGCCTTGGCATTACGGTAGCCCTTGGACTAAAAAGACAGCCTTATGGGGTAAGTTTAACATTCCTCAACGTATATATAAGGCATGGGATGACGTGCCTAAGATAGATAGTTTATATGTAAGACCAGGCAGACCTAAGCCGTCATTAGCGTTTATGCACAAAAGCGCAGCAAAGCTAATACCTGAGTTTGCTGACTTTAATCCTGACTCTGATATGGAGTTCAGATCATTATGTTCACAAAAGTTTGCACAAGCGTTCTACGAGGCTAACCATGCTTGAGAAACAAGTTGAAGCCTACTTTAAGAAGGTAGTAGAGCAGTTAGGCGGTAAGAGCTACAAGTTTACAAGCCCAGCACATCGGGGTGTAGCGGATCGTGTAGCGTGTCTGCCTAACGGTGACACATGGTTTGTGGAAATAAAAACAGATGGCGGTAAGTTGTCCGAACTGCAAAAAGTATTTGCAATAGAGGTCACACGCCTTAATCAGAAGTACGCATGTTTATGGAATAAGGAAGACATTGATGACTGGGCTAAAGCTACGTCCCTACCAAGAAGTCGCGGCTGACTTTATATACGAGCATGACCGTGCCATGATACTTGCGCCTGTGGGCGCAGGCAAGACGGCCATCACGCTCACTGCGATGCAGGACGCTATCGAGGCGGGGCTTGTTAAGCGCTTCCTAGTAGTTGCGCCTAAGCGTGTCTGCACTGACGTGTGGCCCGTTGAGCAGCCTAAGTGGGCGCCACGCCTGTCACTTGTTGTGGCAGTAGGCACACAGAAGCAACGCCAGGATGCGTTCAAGACTGACGCCAATGTAGTGGTGACGAACTACGACAGCCTGCAATCGTTGGAGACATTGAAGGGCTTTGATGCCGTGGTGTTTGACGAGCTAACACGGCTTAAAAATCCTACTGGCAAACGCTTTAAAGCCATCGCCAAGCTAATGGACAAGATTAACATACGCTGGGGCTTGACCGGATCGTTCACCAGCAACGGTTTAGAAGACGTGTTTGGCCAGTGCAAAATAGTCGATCAGACCTTGTTAGGCCGTAGCAAAGGCGCGTTCTTACAGCAACACTTTGTGCTAATGAACAAAGACTTTAATGACTGGAAGCCACGCCCTGATGCACTTAAGACCGTGATGCAGATTATTAAACCTGCCACGTATGTATTAGAGGCTGGCGAATACAGCGACAAGCTACCGCCATGTCATACGGTAGAGGTGCGGTGCGAATTGCCTAACCGACAAGAGTACGAACACTTTAAGAAGACGTTTGTAATGGAGCTGGACGGCAAAACATTGACCGCTGTTAACGCTGCCGTGCTGACGTCTAAGCTACAGCAGTTAGCGTCGGGCTTTATCTACGACACCGAAGACAGCAGCGAGACTAAATGGTTGAGCTTTCATAAGTTTGACATGCTAGAGGACTTACTGGACGAGAACCAACACGACAACACTATCGTGGTGTACAACTTCCAGGCGGAACTTAAAAAGCTAAAGCAGCGCTTTCCTAAAGCCGTGACGATAGACGAGCCTGACGCCATCAAGCGTTGGAATAACGGTGAGATTGAGCTGTTACTGATACACCCTAAGTCAGCGGGCCACGGTCTGAACTTACAACACGGCGGCTGTAAGATAGTGTTCTTCTCATTGCCGTGGAGCTTAGAGCTGTACGAACAAACCATAGGCCGTCTGCATCGCAGTGGCCAAGCGCATGATGTGTGGTGCTACATACTGTTAGCTAACAAAACAGTAGACGAACGTATTTGGGCGGCTTTGCATGACAAGCGGGCTATTTCTGATGTTGCAATGGAGGAGTTGAAATGTTCATAGTAATGGCTGTACAAAGTGAAGCTAACCTTAAAATGCTTGGCGCCCCTACTCCGGTAGAGTTAAAGTTTGCCAGTGGCATGATTGGGGTATTGCCTGTGTTTATGTCTCGTAAGGCTGCCGAAAGGTATTCTAAAAAGAAGTTTACTATAGTTGAAATAGGGGAGAAACCAAATGACTGATGGTATAGATGGTTACTGGTGCGTAATATGCCAGCGTTTTATTGAAGCAGATGAGGATGGGTTAATTGTGCATGATGACATACCCCATAACGATATGACTTTTGACGATGAGGATAAACCACAATGACTAAGTTTAGGATTATAGAACACGGAGCTAAAGGATTAGAGCCTCAATGGTATATTGAAAAGTTTGGCTGGACTATTTTTGGTAAACGATGGTATTTATGCTCCCCTTATTTTGATGCACTAACCTCTGTAAATAATTATTTTAGCTGCCTTGAACATACAGAAAAACTAAAATCATATAGAAAAATAATTTTTGAAAAGGATGTTTAATTATGCCATGTAATCAAGATTGTAATCAAGGCCGCAAGTGTGACTGCGGGGAAAGAAGCGTAGATCGAGCAATGGTTGTGATATCGGTATTGCTGATCCTGTGTTTGTTTTCCATTGGATTTGGGCTATACAAGCTAATCAATAGAAACAAAGGCCAGGAATGTGCTGTGACGTTGCAGTTTAATAACAATGTTAAAGCTACTTACATTGGTAAGACTGTTTGATATATCACTTTTTTGCAATTAATTAAGGAGAACAAGATGGCGGCACATAACGACATCACAGGCGACTTGATACAGAGCCGTGTAAACAGTAAAGAGTTTGAGGATAATTTTGACTTAATCTTTAGAAGTAAAGACCCTATCTGCAATATCTGCGGTAAGGGCTTGGCTTCCACAAAAGAGTGCGCATTTACAGGTTGTCCGCTTAACTGGGACGAAGACAGAATTGACATTATCGCAGCCAACGGCAACGACGGTCTGCATTACAAAGGAGAGTAGGATGGAAAGACTAAACTGGCGTTCACTGAACGCTATCATTAACGACAAGACAGAGGAAGAAGTGCTGGAATTGCTAAACCATGAGCGACAAACCGAGCGCCGTATTTCAATGTTACAACGATTACATCAACGCTACACCATCTTACGCGCTGCGCGTGAGCGTGTGGAAATAATTAAGGAGGCAGTAAAACCATGAACAACTATCGTGAAGTTTGGGATAGGCAAAATTACAAGTTTACTAACGTAGACGCAACACCTTGGCTACCCATAGAAGAATATAGACCAGTCGGCTTTTGGACTAGGGTTTGGATGTGGGTGACAAAATGATATACACAATCAATCTATACGGCATCGAGCTAGACGTGTACGCAGACATCACCCGTTACAACGATCCGTTTGGCACTGGCGACAGCCCTGACGATGTTGACGTAGAAATACTATCAATAGAGTTGCCGGACTCTACGCAAGACATATCAAATTTGTTATCAGACGACACGCTGATCCGCGTCGAAGACTTAGTATTGGAGGTAGCAAACAATGAGTGACGGAATGACAGAGATGTACATGGAAGAAGCGACTGCGCTACAAAAACAAGTGGGCGGGTCACACTACGCTGAGATGGCAATTCAACCCATCGAATTTATCACGGCTAATAATCTTAGCTTTTTAGAAGGCAACATCATCAAGTACGTTTGCCGTCACCAAAATAAGAACGGCGCTGACGACATCAAAAAAGCTATGCACTATTGCGAACTACTTTTACAAATGGAATACGGAGAATAACATGACTGAAAAAATGACATTACCAAAGTGGTTGTGGTGGAACAAAGGTGAATGTGTTGTAGAAATCCTATCTCGCGGTCATTTTCCGACCACGGCTATGGTAAAATTGCCGTCCGACAAAAAAATAGAGATAGAAATACATGAATTACGAATTGAACACACTTGAATACGTGATTTGCTACTTTCCTGCGTTTTTGACAGGTTTTTGTACATGCGTGGCTATCAGTGCATTACCGCCTTATCAATCGTCTGTTATACAGCGATTGGTGAGGTCGTTTTTTAGCTTTATCCGTCAAATTTGTCGGTTTCGACGTACATCGCTAAATCATCACCAGTAAATTCAATTCTACCCATGCTAGTGGTGATGACAATGATTTCGTTGTCGTAGTCCACTTCAATTTCATCGATAGACTGACCTAACAAGTCAAAGCAAATTTCTTCCGGTGTACGTTTAGCCATATCTACCTCAACATATCAGAGTTAATTGTTAACCGGCTGACCTCACCGTAGCGGCGATCATAACTTATTACCTTAGCATCTCGGCCTGACAGCCAACCGCCCCTGGCAGAATACGCATCACCTGGTGCTAGTGTACGATGCTGTTCGACTATCATCAAGTTATTTTCTTTAATATCGATAGAATGGTAATGGCCCATGTGGGCGTAGGCATACTTAGTCCTACCAAACATTTCCCTAAACTGGCCAGCAAATACTTCTGATACGTTTGCGACTTTACGCTTGTGGCCGTGGTGGAAGAACAACGCCACGTTACCGAACTCGTACGCATTGTACGGATTAGGTGATTTGTCCACAGTAACGCGCGGCTCGTTTTCATACA